CGTAAACCCTAATTCAAGCCTTCAATTAATTGTTGAGCCACGTTTGACAGGCAACCAGTGGTAAGTTCGCTATTAGTAGCATCCCAGTAAAGCTTTGCGCCTTGTGCGGGTGTGTCAGATGATTTTTTAGCAAGTTCATAAACGCCGCAAACTGCAACGCTTACTTTATCGCCACTAACACCGCCGTTAATGCACACGCCCAAAATATCGCCCATAAGAATAGGTGCACCCGATGCGAATGTACCGCCTAATGTGACATCAAATACGTCACCTTCTTTTACAAAGTTTGTCATTTTAGAAAATGATTATAGATTTTGAAATAGGGCGGTTTTTCACGCCGCCCGTTTAGATTTTGTTTGATTATGCGCCGCCAGCATTTTTATACATGCCACGCCAGTCTAACGCTTTTGCGCCAAATGTAGCACGGACTTTGTATTTCAATGCGTCCTCATCAAAGCTGTATTGCTGCTCTGTGTAGAAGTCGTTACCCGCAAGGCTGCAAGTTTCAATCGTGTCGATACGGTTTGGACTTGCGAAAACGTACCACTGGTTGCCTGTCAAACGTGGCTCAACAATTAATTGAAGGCTTGAATTAGGGTTTACGTTGGCTTGTAGGTTAGCTGTAATAGGAGCAAGGATTTGTTGCGCTGCTAATTCGCTGTCGGGACCTACTACTAAGAAAACGGGAATTAGGTTCAGGTAATTCTCATTTGTTTGAGTAGAGTTCAATTTAGCTGCCGCCTTTTGGTTACGCATTGCTTTTTTAGCTGCCGCCAAAGTTGCAATACTGATAGCTGCGCCTGTGCCCGCTAAATTGCCATGTGCTGAACTAAACAAGGCATTACCATCTCCCATGTTGGCATTTGCTGTGATAATCCCCCAAACGATGTTCGATTGAGTATTAGCCCATGCGTTAGCTTGCAAAGTTGGTACACGGCTAAATGCGCGGAGGTCGTCATTAATGATAGACTCCCATGAGAAAGTCATCATGTTACCGTATTTAGCAATTGAGTAAACTTCTTTGCTGTCGTTCAAAGCCGCTGCGCCGTATTCTGCACCTTCCTCTACTTTCTCGAAGTTAGGTAAAGCGGATAACGCCGTTGAGGTCAAAGCTTTGAAGTCGCTAGTAGTTGTACTTGATACCAAAGGCAAATAAGTACGCTCCGCTTGGTCATAAGCACGTTGCAAAGACTTATTCATTACATTCGCTAAAATGTTAGTGAAGTCTGTTGTGCCCATTGTACGGCGTGCAATAGCTTCGTTTGATAAGCTGTTAGTACCAATACCGCCCGCTTGTAAGAAGTTTTCAGCCATACGGATAAGGCTTAAATTACCTAACTGTTTTGCGCTGTCGCTTACTTGCAAAGTACGGTCTGCACGGAATGAAAGACCGTCTTCTAAGTCTTTTGCCATACGTTCCGCACCGTTTTGACCTACCTTAGTCTCGCCGCCACCTTGTGGTGTGGTTTGTTTGTTGCGCTCCTCTAAGATATTCAAAGCACGAACCGACGCTTGTTCAGGTGTTAAACCTTGCTCAATTGCGGTTACTTCAAATTCTTGACCGAGATTAAATTTGCGTGCAAGGCTTGAAATTTCGAGCGTGCGCTTGCGTTCTTGCTCGATGATTGCGTTGCGTTCCGCCGTAGTATCAACGGGTGTGGTTACAGGCGGCTGCGCAACGTCTTTGTTGTCATTTACGTCCATCGTTGGAGTTGTTGGATTGTTATTAGATTCTGTTTTATTCTCGTCCACTTCGGACGTTATGATACACTCATGTAGAGTAGTTTCCTCTTGGCTTCTTACTTTGCTTTTCGGGTCAGCTTGAACGGGTGCAAAGCTGATTTCATACGGCATCCAGTCAATAGCTCTATATGTTGCAAGCTCTGTATCTGTTGCTATCTTTTCGAGTTGGTATTGATTGACTTGGTAGCCTACGCTAATCCCTCGCAAAATGCCGTCCTTAACGTCTTGAATAAATCCCTTGCGGTCTTCTCGGCTTGTAAGTTTTAACTTTGCGTAACCTAATCCATTCTCAAAACGGATTGATTCAACACGCCCTAAAACATCGTTAGTGCCGCCCCATCGTGAATGGTTATCTAAGACGGGCATACTATCAAAGCGGTCTTGTCGTACGCTTTCGGGTTTCATATCTAAAACCTCGTTAAAATACCCGTCTAAATGGTAGTTATACATCCTTACGGGTGTTTCACTCCCGAAAATGACTTCTATTGTATTGTCTGCTTCGTTAAACGAATTAGGCGCAATACTTAAAGCCCGCTGTTGAGCTTCTATTTTTATTGTCTTTTGTTCTGTCATTGTGTCGAATTGTCTATTTGCTCAATGCCCGCCTTTGTTGTGTATCTAGGGTCACTATCTAGTTTTAATCCTAGTTTGTCAATAAGTGCGTTATCTGCTGCAATTTCGTTAAATACTATTTCAGGGTCTTTTCCCATTTCACGAATAACCTCGCTATATGATTTTAAACCCGCTCGAATAAGTGCAATTTGCGCCGCCCCTTCTTTTGCTACGTCTATCATTTCCCTCGCTGGTGTTGTCCACTTAGCTTTAACTTTGCGAATCTTTACGCCTTTTAGTTCTATAATTTCTGCAAACCAATCAAATACTTTTTGGCAGGCTGGTATCATTAAATTTTGCTGATAGTATTGAATCTCTTTTGAAAATTCCATCCACGCCATTCGAGCACTACTAAAATTAACGTTTGAAAAATCGCCCGTCATTGTAGCGTATGGGACGCCGTAGCCCGCTGCTATACCCTCTTGCACTTTTCTACTGTAAACATCATAGCCTTCTGCTGGGGGAGGGTTGCCAAATTGCACCGACTGACCTGGAGTAAGGTATTCAATCATGCCCGGAGATACTTCTGAAACTCTATCTAATAAACTATCGTCGCTTTTGATTAAATTAGCTGTACCACCGTCTGTAATAAACACACTAAAACAAGCCGCTATCTTTAATCGCATTAACTGCGCCGCCTCGTAATCGTCAAAGTCCTTAGTTCTAATATAAGCACTTACACCAAACGGAACGCCTCGAATTTGCCCTATGCGCTCTTTATCGTAAATATGTATTACATCCTTTGCGGGAACTTCAATAGTATCTCTCGACGTATAAGCCCCGTTAGGGTGCATCTTATACATTTTGTAACTAAACGGCTTACCATCCTTAAAAGTAATTCCTTGCTCTCGATAGCTACCATCTGAAAAATATTCAAACGGGTCTAAGTCATAAAGGAACTCGCTTTCTAATAGTTGCAATTCTAAACCATACTGCGAATCTGTGCGAACCTTTTTAATAATGAAACATTCGCCACCATCTGCCACCGCTTGCATTGCTAATCCTTGTAGTGCATAGAAGTTTTGTTGTCCTATGTAGTCGCACTTGAAACTTTCGGCAAACTCGTCAAATAATTTAGCTTGATTTGTACCCGTGCCACTAAATGACGCTCTGATACCGCTACCTACTACATTGTTCTTTATAGCTCTAACTGCACGACGTGAGTAAGGATTGTTTCTTACTAAATCTCTACTTCTATTCCTTAGTGTAGCGTGTGCGCTTTTAATTTCCGTATTGGCATCTTGTGCGCTGCTATTCCAGTTCTTTGTTCTACGTCCTATACTAGCGGCTTCATAACGTCTTATACCTTCCCTAGCGGCTAATCTCTTAGCTGCCAGTTGTGGGCTTATATACGAAATAACACTATCTAGTAAATTCATAAGTCGCTGTTATACGTTGCACGAATGCGGCTGCGATTATTTCCTATTCCTAAATCTAAAATCATTGCGTTTTGAATTTGCAGCATTTCATTTAGACTTCTATACTTCACTTTCTTATCGGCATACTCTACCTCTAACGCACCTAATGCGATTGCAGCGGATAAAGCCTGATATTGTTCGATTGTGTACGTAGGCATAAGAAATAATTTATTTGACGCAAATATACGTTGCTTTTGCAACATTGTTGCAATATTTCAAATTATTTTGAAAGTTTTTTTTAGCCATTCAGCCAACTTTCACGCTTCTTTTTTATAACTTGTTGAGTATTAGTGCTGTTTTCCTGTATTGGTCTAGGGTGTAAATGGTATATTTTTTCAAAATCTTTTTCCTGCATGATGTCTATTTGCAACATTGTTGCAGCTGCACGGGCATAAACCCAAGTATCAAGCGGCTCGTTTCTGTCATATCGCTTAACCCATTGATATTCTGCATACCCTCTTACTATTTTACGCTCCAAGTATTCCGCCGTCAATCCCTTAAAGTAATTTTCGCCGTATTGTGGAAAGTGAACATAGCCATTAGGATAAGTTCCATCTTCATTAAAATGAAGTCTTAGCCACCCATAGAACTCTTGTTTTAATAAACTCACGCCAATATTCCAAAGCTGCACCCCTCCCACTCTCTTACCTTCGCTGTTAGTGTGTACTTGTTGCGGGTTACTGATAACTACCTTTTGTTTATCTTGTCCTTTGATAGCTCTAATCCGTTGCGGGTCAAAACGGCTTACAAAGTCATAAACAAATTTAGTATTATAGCCTGTATCTATACAAGTAAGCATGATGGGTAATTGCGCCCCGTCTTCACGATTATAGACACTACCAAGTTTATTGCGTAACTCTTCCCATACTGCACCTTCTGACGTTAAGCCATTAAGTACAATATAATCAATAGAGTAGTTTTGTTTACCCTTACACCACCCTATTACTTGCATCTCTAAACGGTCTTTTTGTACGTCAATGCCAGCCGTTAAAAATGCAACGTCAATCGGAACACTGCCAATATTGTAAGCCTCACGTCTATTGAATAGGTTTTGCCAGTCGGGTGCATCGCTTTGAACTTTTACCGTTTCGCCTAATTGCGTATTGACAAAAGTTATCATTGCCTTTTCATCTAACAAAGCCGCTTCATAATCTCTTACCATATCCGCCCAACTATGCCAGCCTAGTGGAGAGTATAACGTATTGATATGAAAGCCTACCACCTTACTGTTTTTGTTTTGCGGTACTGTTGCTCTCCATTCGCCGCTGCCAATCATAAAGGGTTTATAACGTTCCTCTATTAATTGATTGCAGCCTTCGCACTCATACCGTGTCGTGTCTTCAATGCGTGATTTCTCATAACGCAATTGACTAAATTTAAGGTGTTGAAATACGCCGCAATGTGGACAAGGTACGAAAAAACGGCGTTGGTCTGTTTTTAAAAACTCGCTTTCAATTATACTTGCACCCTCTACGGTTGGGGTAGAAACTAAAAATATCTTTCTATTTGCAAATGTCCGTGTCCTTGCTTCTGCCAAACCGATTGCACTACCTTCGCCCTCTACGTCTAAGGGGTAACGGTCGCACTCGTCAGCAAAGACATAGCGCACGGGTCGAGATGCTAACGCACTAGCAGATTCAGAGCCTGTCATGTTTAACACGCCCCCAGGGAATGACTTAGATAAAATAGTATTAGAACTATTCTTTGAACTTTGCCCCGCTACCTTTTCTTTAAGTCTTGGACATTCGTTTATCATTGGCTGTATTCGGTCTTTTGAAAGACTTTCCACCATTGCGCCTGTCGTCTGTGGCAAGTGCTGAGGCGGGTTTATACAGCTTTGAAAAGACCCCCTACCTTAGGGAGATAGCAGACCATTTAAGCAGCTTTAACCCGTGCCAGCGTGTAGTCTTCATGAAGTCCTCACAAACGGGCGGAACGGAACTTGGCTTGAATTGGATAGGTTATATTATCGACAATGCGCCAAGTTCTATTCTGCTTATCGAGCCGACAGGCGCAATGGTGGAAAGTCTTTCAAAAGACCGAATACAGCCAATGATAAACGAATGTCCACGACTTAAAGAAAAGGTAGCGGGGCAAAGTTCAAAGAATAGTTCCAATACTATTTTATCTAAGTCATTTCCTGGAGGTGTGTTAAACATGACGGGTTCAGAATCCGCTAGTGCGCTAGCCTCTCGACCCGTGCGCTATGTCTTTGCGGATGAGTGCGACCGCTACCCATTAGACGTAGAAGGCGAAGGTAGCGCAATCGGTTTGGCAGAAGCTCGTACAAGGACTTTTGCAAATAGAAAGATATTCTTAGTTTCTACACCTACCGTAGAGGGTGCAAGTATAATTGAAAGCGAGTTTTTAAAAACAGACCAACGCCGTTTTTTTGTACCTTGTCCACATTGCGGCGTATTTCAACACCTTAAATTTAGTCAATTGCGTTATGAAAAGTCACGCATTGAAGACACGACACGTTACGAGTGCGAGGGCTGCAATCAGTTAATAGAGGAACGGTACAAACCCTTTATGATTGGTAGCGGCGAATGGAGAGCAACAGCACCGCAAAACAAAAATAGTAAGGTAGTCGGGTTTCATATCAATACGCTTTATTCGCCGTTAGGCTGGCATAGTTGGGCGGACATGGTGCGAGATTATGAGGCGGCTTTGTTAGATGAAAAGGCAATGATAACCTTTGTAAACACGCAATTAGGCGAAACGGTAAAAGTACAGAGCGATGCGCCTGACTGGCAAAACCTATTCAATAGACGTGAGGCTTACAATATTGGCAGCGTTCCGATTGATGTTGCATTTTTAACGGCTGGTATTGACGTGCAAAAAGACCGTTTAGAGATGCAAGTAATAGGGTGGTGTAAGGGTAAACAAAACTACTCTATTGACTATATTGTGCTTAATGGCTTAACATCAGAGGGTGCAGTATGGGAAGAGCTACGCAATAAACTAGGCAGCGTTTATAATCGTGAGGACGGGGCGCAATTACCTATCATGCTTACTTGTATAGATACGGGCTATAATACTAAATTTGTTTACGACTTTGTAAGCCGCTTTGACCCGCAACGAATTAGAGCTATCAAAGGTCAGGATAAACAAAAGGTAGTTATCAGTAACCCGCAACAAGTCCACACTAACAGCGAAGGTAAGCGAGTGGGAGGGGTGCAGCTTTGGAATATTGGCGTTAGTTTATTAAAACAAGAGTTCTATGGGTGGCTAAGACTTCATTTTAATGAAGACGGAACTTATCCTAATGGCTATGTTCACTTCCCGCAATATGCCGAAAATTACTTTAAAGGATTGACAGCGGAATACTTGGAGCGTAAAATAGTAAGAGGGTATGCAGAATACCAATGGGTCAAGCGTTACGACAGAAACGAACCATTAGATACTTGGATTTATGCCCGTGCTGCTGCAACAATGTTGCAAATAGACATCATGCAGGAAAAAGATTTTGAAAAAATTTACCACTTGCACCCTAAACCAATACAGGAAAACAGTATTAATAACCAACAAGTTATAAAAAAGAAGCGTGAAAGTTGGCTAAATGGATAAAAAAAACTTTCAAAATAATTTGAAATATTGCAACAATGTTGCAAAAGCAACGTATATTTGCGTCAAATAAATTATTTCTTATGCCAACTTACACCATTGAGCAATATCAGGCTTTATCCGCTGCAATCGCATTAGGTGCGGTTAAAGTAAAGTATGCTGATAAAGAAGTGACGTATAGAACGCTTAATGAAATGATGGCGTTACAGTATGCAATGGCACAAGATTTAGGCTTATTGAATAATGGCAACGGAGGGCGTATTTATCCAGCATATAACAGCGGCTTATGAATTTCTTAGACAGAGCGATTTTTGCGGTAAGTCCTGAATGGGGTTTAAAAAGATTAGCAGCACGTGAGGCGTTACGCAATTACGATGCAGCTAGTTTAGGGCGGCGTACAAAAAACTGGCGCACACCCTTAACCGATGCTAATACTGAAATTAAAAGCGCACACGCACAACTAAGAACAAGAGCGCACGACCTAGCACGAAACAACCCTTATACATCTAAGGCGGTAAGTACGATAGTAAACAATGTAGTCGGCACTGGCATACGTCCAGCGTTTAGCGGCAAAGATACTATCTTATTAAAGAAAGCTTTTGATGATTGGGCTAAGACTAAGAAGGTAGATTATACAGGTATTAAGAATTTCTACGGCTTACAGCGGCTAATTTGCCGTGCAATGGCAGAAGGTGGCGAGTGTTTTATAGTCAAAAAGATTAATAAAAAGAACAAGCACCCGCTAGAATTGATGGTATTAGAGGCGGAGTATCTTTATGATTTAGACCCTTACCAAACTTTCAATGATGGCAGCTACCAAGAACAAGGCATAACCTTTAAAAATGGTAAGCGCACAAAGTATAAGTTCTACAAGAATCACCCAAACGGCATTTATAATACACTTGATGCTATCGAAGTTGATGCAAAAGACGTAATACATTGCTTTGTACAGGAAAGACCGGGGCAAATTCGAGGCGTTCCGTTTGGTGTAAGTGCATTTATACGTACAAGAGATTTTGATGATTACGAAGCGGCGCAGTTGATGCGCTTAAAGATAGCGGCTTGTTTCTCGGTATTCGTTACCGATAGCTCAGCAGCTAGTTTTATGACAGGCAATCAAGCGGCAGTAGATTTAGTTAGCGAAGTGCAACCCGGCATGGTGGAATATTTACCGCCCGGCAAATCAGTAAGTTTTGCTTCGCCTCCGCCCGCAGATGGTTACGACATATACAGCAGAAAGGTACAGGAAGGAATAGCGGCAGGGTTTAAAGTGCCTTATATTGCAATGACTGGCGATTTTTCAAATGTCAATTACAGTAGTGCAAGGATGGCTTACATGGATTTTTTGCCTGAAATTGAAATGCTACAACAAGATATTTTAATTCCGATGTGTGTTGATGTAATTGATTGGTTTATTGAGTTAATTGCTTTAAAAGGTGTAAATATTTCAGATTACAATGTAGAATGGACAACGCCACGTAGGGCAATGATTGACCCGACAAAGGAAATTCCAGCTTACACGACAGCAGTACGTAGTGGTATGATGTCACTATCTGAATCAATTAGACAAATGGGTTACGACCCTGAACTTGTATTTAATGAAATTGCAGAAGATAACAAGGTGTTAGATAAATTAGGCTTAGTATTAGACAGCGACCCACGTAAAACGATGAAAGCGGGTGTATTACAAGCGGGTTTTGAAACAGCAACTGATGCAGCTAGTTATTCATAATTATGACAACTCAACAAAAGACAATAAAAATAGAAGCTCAACAACGGGCTTTGAGTATTGCGCCTAATTCGTTTAACGAAGCGGACAATACGATAGAGGTTATCTTTGGGAGTGAAACACCCGTAAGGATGTATAACTACCATTTAGACGGGTACTTCAATGAAATACTAGACATGAAACCCGAAAGCGTCCGTTCAGACCGCTTTGATAGTATGCCCGTCTTAGATAACCATTCACGCTACGGCGGTGTAAGTGATACATTAGGACGTGTTGAATCAATCCGTTTTGAGAATGGCTTAGGTTACGCAAAACTAAAACTTACAAGTCGTGAAGACCGCAAAGGATTTATTCAGGACGTTAAGGACGGCATTTTGCGAGGTATTAGCGTAGGTTACCAAGTCAATCAATACCAACTTGAAAAGATGGCAACAGATACAGAGCTCGCAACTTATCGAGCTATTGACTGGATGCCGTATGAAATTAGCTTTGCGCCCGTA